TGTTGCGAACATACTGAGTCATTGGTCATCCTTTCGGTGTTGAACTATCCAGAGAGTAGGCACCGCAGCGCCTACCTGTCAAGTTAGTTTATAAATCGTGCTTTGCATTTGCCACACGCCACCCCTTCAGCCATAGACACAAAATGCAATTATCGCATGTATACATTTGTGCCGCCTATCGGTGCTACACCCGTCACAGTGTAGGCCATGTTTTGCCGTAATATAGACCCTCGCATCATGGCGTAAAACGTGGGTGGTCTCTTTCGAGATATGTCAAATAGCGTTTAGTCTGTTCTTGTTATTCAGTCTGCATATTCGGTTTAGTTAGTCAATCGTTTTTATTCGGTCTTACTTTTAGTCGGTCTTCATATTCTGTGCGGGTCTTCTATCCGGCTTGATCGCCTAGGACGCTGGCTTGTGCTAGGTCTTAACCTTGTGCGTTTCGCCTTGTCGCTTTCGATGTATCAACTATGCGCCGAATTGTTTTAGATTGTAAAGAATTATTTTAATTATTTTATAAGTCTGTGTTTTCGTTGGATAAAGTTTTGACACTGTAGCTTGGCGGGAATGTTTTTCTTTCGTGCCATTATATAGTCAATAAGTATATCCAGGATTGCTTATATAAGAGACTAGGCATATAAGAGATGCAGCATATAAGAGTGTGATCACAAAAGATAAGATAGTGTGATCACAAATAGTGTATCATACATGTCGTGGTGTGTTTTGTGATCACAAGTGAGGGGGTACCCTTTTTTGACACATATGAGGGGTTAAGTGATAAACAATCAGTTAGTTTATGTAAGTAAAACAATGTATTATGTTACTCTGATTGCAGGAATATTTATTTATTTATTATTGGATCAGCTCAAAAGGCCTTATTTATATAGTTCTGGCATAATTAACGCTATAAAGAGGGGGCGGGCAGGCTCCACGGGGGGTAGGTACGTTATACGTATATGTACAACTACACAGAAGTGGTTTTTTAGTCCGTATATAAGCAGCCCTTTACGTAAACCTATATAAAGTAGGACCGATGTGGACCTAGTTAGTATCACTATTTGAGACACACCCCCTACGGACCACTTTCCAAGGTACCCTAAGCAGTAACCCAGTATTACAGTAACAAAATGTTACAACTCTGTAATAATACATCACGTTTTGTTACAACATTAGCAGTTATTGCATTTTAGGGGTTGACTAGGGTGTTTCTATGGGTATAACTGCGGAGCAGGAGCACACAGAGTTAAACTCTTAGAGTTAAAACTAAAGTAAAGTAATAAATAAAGAAGAGTATTACTCTATAAGAGAGTGTTACAAAAAGGATAGTGGACATAGGTAGAGTTAAACTCTAAGAGTTATAACTATACAATTACATATTATTACAATTTAACACTTGTAGTGTGTATTATATTAGTGTATACTTATATTAATGTAACGATAATAACATAAAACAATGTTACATTAACTGATACGTGTCGCTCTCTATGTAACACTCTCTCCTCCCTCTCTCCTCATATATAGTTTGCGGCACGTATCACTTTCTCCCCTTTGTACAATAAAAGTATTGACTTTCATGTCTAAACGAATAAAACTATACGCATCAGACTCCGTACTAGAAGAGTTTTACTCTGCTTTAGCCTCTAACGATGTAAAAGCTTTTAACCGTGTACACATACCTCGTAGTGACGTATTCTACGTAAGATCTCATCTACGTGACGTGTTTCCCGATAAAGAGTTAACCCTAGATTACGTAGAGAGGATGATGTACTTAGAGGGTCTACTGGACCGCAGTGACGTATTAGACCCTGATAGAGAGCGAGACTATGGCTAGAAACTACAAGAAAGAGTATGCTAACTACCAGGGTAAGCCTTCTCAAGTTAAGAAGCGTACATCTCGTAATGCTGCTCGTTCTAAGCTTTCTGCAGGCGGCGCTGTTAAGAAAGGTGACGGTAAGGATGTTCACCATAAGGACGGTAATCCTCGTAATAATGCTAAGTCTAACTTACGTGTACAGTCTGCAGGCACAAATAGAAGTTTCCCTCGTAACAAGAAAGCTGGAAAGAAATAAGAATGGCTATCGAATACAGAGGTGAGAAGTTTGAAGGTTACAACAAACCAAAGCGTACCCCTAAGCACCCTACCAAGTCACACGCAGTCCTTGCCAAAGAAGGTGACACCATTAAGCTCATCCGCTTTGGTGAACAGGGAGCGTCCACAGCAGGTAAACCTAAAGCAGGTGAATCTGATCGCATGAAGAAGAAACGTGCATCATTCAAAGCTAGACATGCTAAGAATATCAAGAAGGGTAAACTTTCAGCTGCGTACTGGGCTGATAAAGTAAAATGGTAAGTATAGGTACTCTAGGTGTAATGATGGTATGTATGTCTGCCTTAGCTGAGCATTGTCAGGTACTGACCAGTCCACACGTATTTAGTACGCTAGAGGAATGTCAGGCTTCTACAGTAGCTGAGGCACGTAAGATTAAAGAGATGTATAGCCACGCAGTCATTATACCTAACTGTGTAGCTCTGCGCTACAATGGGGAGCCAACATAATGGCTAAGTCAAAAGTAAATGCAGCAGGTAACTATACTAAACCTACCATGCGTAAGAACCTCGTAGCTAAAGTAAAGGCTGGTGGTAAGGGTGGTAAGCCTGGACAGTGGTCAGCTCGTAAGGCTCAGATGGTAGCCAAGCAATACAAAGCTAAGGGTGGAGGATATAAGTCATGAAGGGTGTTAAGCATTATCTTAGGGACGGTACTCTCTACAGCGGTAAAACTCACAAGCATTCAGATGGCACTGTTATGACAGGTGCTCGTATGTCCAAGGCTTCTAAGAAGCTATTTCACTACAAAGATCTGAGTAAAACAGCAAAGGCTAAAGCAGATGGCGCTAGCAAAAAGTCAAAAAAGTCTTAAGAAGTGGGGCAACGAGAAGTGGGGTACTAAGTCAGGTAAGCCCTCTACTCAAGGTAAGAGAGCTACAGGTGAGCGTTACCTTCCTAAGAAAGCTAGGGATGCCTTATCTCCTGCAGAGTATAAAGCTACAAGTGCAGCTAAGCGTAAGGGTACTAAGGCAGGTAAACAGTTTGTAGCCCAGCCAAAGAAGATAGCTAAGAAGACAGCTAAGTATAGAAAATAACCTAAAGGATTACTATTATGATGAACAAAGGTATGAAAGCTCTTAAGAAAGAAGCACCAGAAGTAGCTAAGAAGATGGGTTACATGAAGGGCGGAATGACTAAGAAGATGGGATACAACAAGGGTGGCATGTGTGGTGCATCTAATCCAGCAGAACGTCCTATGAAGAAGAGCAAGTAATGAAGTATTATCACAAATACAAAGATGTTCTTGAAGATAAGGGCTATACTGTAGATGAACATGGCTACGTATGGGACTCTATGGGCAATCAGTCTGCTGGTGAAGACAACTATGGTAACGTACAGAGCAAAGACCCTAATGTTACGTCTATCTGTGATGAAGCTGATATTGCTGCTGTTAAGCCTAAGAAGGCTTCAGCACCTAAGGGTAAGAAACGTGCTCGTACAGCTAAAGGTCACTTTGTAAAGGATGACCCTAACACACCAGAGAATGAAGCGTGGGTTGATGAGTAATGTCTAACTCTACTACAGTCAAGTACGTTACAAAGTCTGTGGATGTTACATCTACTAGCTCATCATCCCCAGATGACTTGTATGTATGCCCTAACAACTTTGTATGCTTAGTTAAGTTCCTACACTTATCTAACAGTGCAGCTAACAACAAAAAGATTAGTGTGTACTGGTATGAGGCTGCTACGACTACGCATCACTACATTGTAGACCACTTTGCATCTCCAGCTAATACTATGGAGGAAGTAGTGCAGGGCGGTGCTTATATTGCGTTGATGCCAGGAGATAAGATACAGTGCTTTGCTGAGACAGCAGGGACGCATCACGTCACTATGTCAGGTGAAGAGATTTATACTCCTATATCATAACGGGTATTCCAACATAGCAGTTCTATATTAGACTGTTTTGTAGTATAACTGTACATGCCAAGAACGGCATAACACAGGAGACTACATAATGTACTTAACATACGACTACCCAAGCCAGTTTAAAATTGCAGTAACTACCTCTATCAAACGTACCTTTAAAGCAGTAACTAAGTTCTTTGTTTCTATTGGTACTTCATTAGCTAAAGCTCAACAGATGAGAGCTGACTTCTGGCTTCTTAACAATATGAGTGATAAGCAGCTCAAAGACATTGGTATTACCCGTGGTGAGATCAAGCAACGGTTCTACGGAACAGACAGCACAACATGAGAAAGTAGTGTAATGGCACGTAACTTAACAGAGAATCAACAGAAGTTCCTAGAAGTCTTATTTGATGAGGCGGGAGGTGATGTTGTACGTGCTAAGCAATTAGCTGGGTATAGTGATAAGACTCCTACAAGACTTATTGTAGAATCTCTAAAGGAAGAGATTGCGTCAGCAACACGTACCCACTTCTCTCGCTCTGCTCCTAAAGCTGTTATGGCTCTCGTAGGTGCTTTGTCTGATCCTACAGAATTAGGTATTAAAGAGAAGATGGCTGCAGCTAAGGACTTGCTAGATCGTGCAGGACTTGGTAAGGTAGACAAAGTTGATGTCACTTCTAATGGGGGTGGTATTTTTTATCTACCTCCTAAAGAAGGTAACAATGAGTAACAGTGGCCCAGTACGATTACGATAGAGACTTAGGATTCTGGGAGTTACCCAGACCAATAAAGGGTAAAGAGAAGGAGTGGCACGTAGTAGCACGTGTAACAAACCGTCAGATTCCTTTTGGTTATAGGGTGCATCCTGAGGATGACAGGCTCTTAGAACCTATAACAGAAGAGTTAGAAGCATTAGAGGTTGCAAAGCGGCACTTAAAGCAGTATTCTTACCGTGAAGTAGCACTGTGGTTAAGCAAGACTACTGATCGCTACATATCTCACATGGGTCTACACAAGAGAATCAAAATTGAGCAAAAACGTAAGAAATCAGCTGCAATTAAACGCAAGCTTGCCAGAAGGCTCGAAGAAACGCTCTCGCAAATCAAGAAGCTCGAAGAAGGCCGTATCGGTAGCTACAGTACCTCAGAAGACTGAGGAGCCTAAAGCAGTACCTGCTACTGCTAAAGCCGCTGACTTTGACGCAGAACTAGCACAGGATATTGTCTTTAGGCCTAACCCTGGCCCACAGTCTAACTTCCTTAGCGCCTCAGAGCGTGAAGTATTATATGGTGGCTCAGCAGGCGGAGGTAAGAGCTACGCCATGTTGGCTGACCCTCTACATGGATTGAATGATCCTAACTTCTCAGGGTTGTTAGTACGTCATACTACAGAAGAACTAAGAGAACTCATACAAAAGAGTCAGGAGTTATACCCTCGTGCTATACCTGGAATTAAGTGGTCGGAACGTAAATCGCAATGGACTTCTCCTCAGGGTGGCAGACTTTGGATGTCTTATCTCGACAAAGACACCGATGTCACACGCTACCAAGGTCAGGCTTTTAACTGGATTGGCTTCGATGAGCTTACTCAATGGTCTAGCCCTTACGCTTGGGATTATATGAGGTCAAGATTACGTAGTAGTTCCAAGGACTTAGGTCTTTACATGCGAGCTACAACAAACCCTGGAGGAAGCGGTCATGCTTGGGTTAAGAAAA